GTCTACAATAGATAAAGAAAAACTTAAAGACGCATCTATAAGTCAACTTAAGGCTATCATAAAAGATGATGATTTAACAGGTGAAGATATGCAACTAGTTAAGGATACTTTAGAAGAGAAAAGAAATGCTAAAGCTGAGATGGTACAAAAACTAGAATCAGGAACATTAGATCAGGCATCAATGAATGAAGCAGGTATTAATGCTGAAGGTAACAAAACAGCATTAGCAGTTGAAAACATGGGACGATTAAGTGGTGAAGCTGCCGATATGGCCAGTGCTCAACCCCAACCAGTTGTAGTAAACAATAACTCTACTAGTGCACCAGCAAGTGGCAAATCAGATGATAAACTTATAGGTGTTATGGGTAGCCCAGGAATTAGAAACAATGATAGTACCATTCACAGAGCAATGGACCGAAGATTTACTTAAAGCGATTGAACTCTATCACGGAGTCTATTAGCTCTAGGTCCTACTTGTACAGCCCAACGACTGTCCATCATTTCAATAGCTGCTTTATCCCAATCACTTTCGTTGATAGCACCAATAAACTTTTTAAACTTTCCTAGTCTAGGTCGTCCTAAATTAAACATCATATTAACAAGAACCTCTTGTAGTTCGCCAGGATAACTTTCCCAATTATCTTTAAATAGTGCCTTACATTCGTCTATTGAGATATCCAAGTCTTTCTCGAAACAAGCTTTAACTCTCTCTTCTGAAATAGGCGTTCCGACTTCTTGTCCTTGCTCAGGATCGGATGCTTTAACCAAGTGTCCGACTCCAAATGTCGGGTAGCCCAAGTGGTCTTTGTAAATTTCATATACTACTCCCTCGTCTATTTTTAGTTGTTCATAGACATTAGTCCTGTTCATAATTACTTCCTTTGTGTATGTAAAAATTGTTGATGAGGTTTAACGAAACAATTTGTTATGCTAATCCTCTTGTTTGTATATTTATAGTTTTCTTCAATAGTGCTATGATCTAGTATTTTTTCTTGTATTGAAGGAACTTGATGTTCTAACCAAGCAGGCCATATCATTATATCTCCTGTCTTAGGTTGTATTGTTTCTTTTAGTTCTGCTTTCTTTGTTCCTAATGTCCAAGATGTGTACATGTCAGATACAGGGGACTTAAATTGTATGGGAGCATGCTCTTCGTCTGCTCTTACATAATAAGTAACAATTAGATAGTATTGCGTGTGTGCATGCCAACCATAAGAATCTGTTTCATCAAAATAAGTATACCAAGAATAATTGTGCCAAAAGTTTTTTAACGAATCTCTTAATTTGGAATCAGGACCTTCTTGGAAATCATCATCTATGGGCTGTGTAAAATAGTAATAATTCATTACATGGTCTTTTATTCTTTTCCGTAATTCTTCCCAGCCCTTTACGCCTTCCATAGGATCTATTTTTAATTTAAATTTATGTTCACCCTCTTCTGTGTATATAGAAAGTTTACTCTTCTGTCTATCCCAATGTTGTTTTTCTGCTTGTAGTTTTTCTATAGAATCTTGTAAGTCAGGAATAAGATCCATGCCTACATTACTTACATGATATAATGGCAACCCTAATATATTTTTCATTTTGCTAATAACCAAGGAACTAAATATTTTCCTGTTGTGTCCCACTTACCCATAACAAGTTTGCCTGGATTCTCATGGTGATTTTTGTGATAGTCTTCTCCGCCCATAAACAAATTAGATATTCTACCTAAGTTTGTAGGTGTTCCTTTTGTGCCACCATGTCCTCGCCAATTTAAATTAATCATCTGTAGCCAACTCCAACAAAACATACATGCTAACCATACATTTAAATAAGGATTTATTAATGCAAATAATATCCAATTAGCAAGATATAAACTCCAATAATGTTCTGTTACCCATTGTGCGTCTTTATTTCTAGCATAGTTTCGCATGAATACAGGTTTTGTTTCTCCATATCTTCCTAATGTAAGATTCCAAAATCCTATTTGTTTAGGACCATGAGGATCGCCTTCTTCGTCTGTATACTTGTGATGATTTAAATGTGCTATTACATAATGTCCAGGTGGTGCCTCGCCTGTAAGAACCATAAAATACAACATTATATTTTTACCCAACCATGTAGGTTGAAATTGATTATGTGTTAACCACCTATGATAACCTGCATTTGCTATTCGAGAAACTAATGACAACATTATAAAGGCAAAAATAAATTGCCATATTGTTGCACCTTGTATGAACCAATATGCTAACCCACCTATTGCTACTGAAAACAATATAGCTAATTTAATTGCTGTCTTGGTTGTGTACTTCATAATACTATTTATTAGTCAAAAAGAAGGCTCCGTTAGGAGCCCCCAAAACTCTAGGTTTTATTTACTTTTCATCAGCAAGCTGTTTAAAGTAACTTAAAGTATCATCTTCATCATCAGCAATTGCTGGTTCAGGAGTGGATACTGGTGCAGGAGCTGAAGCTTCTACAGAGGTTGCCTTTTGTACAAAGTGATCATCCTCAGCATCATTAGTTTGTGCTGAAATGGACTCTGCTGTAGGGACAGTCTTTGTTCCTAGAACCATGTCTAGTTTAGACTTCAACTCATCATAAGATTTAAATTGATCTGGAGACACAAGAGTACCTAAGTCATATTGTGTATTCCATATTGCTTCAATTTTAGCATCATCTTCTGCAATAGAAGAAGGCGAATCAAATTCACTTTTATCATAATTACGATAGCCTTCTACTTGTCGAATTTTTAGTTTAAAGTTAGCACCTTCCCAAAAGTCGAAAGGGTTAACTGGTTTCTCATCTTGAAACTCTGGTTTCAAAACATCTTGGATTTTGTCAAAGATCTTTTTACCAAACTTGTAAATGAAGACTTTGCCTTCACTCTCAGGATTAGATGGATCTTCCACTACCAAAATATTAGCCCAATAATTTAGGCGTCTTTTTTGTTTACGAGCAATCTCTTTGTTTGCCTCTACACCAGAATTCCATAGTTCAGTATTAAGTTCTGAAACTGGATCTTGCTTGTTAAGAGTTGTGAGAGAATTCTCAATATACCATTTCCCACCAGGGCCTTGAAAGCCATGATTGAAAATTCTAACCCAGGGTACACCAGTATCTGTAGCACCTTGAGACAAAGGTAAGAATCGAATAACTGCGTATCCGTTACCTGCTTTATCTACTGTGGGTTTCCATTCCCTGTCATCGCCTTTCTTAAAATTTGATTTAGGGTTTGAGATTTTTTCGACTTCCTTCATTAAGTTGTCGAAGTTGCCTCTTTGTTTTCTGAGGTCTGAAAGTGTATTAAACGACATATTTTTTCTCCGTATTTGCGTTGTATAGCGTTATATTAGCGTTGTATTAAGTGACCCATATCCCCACAAGGGGGATATGGATTTCCGGTGGTTACAGCCAAAAGACTTGATTCCTTACGGAACTAACCACTAGCAATTTTATTTATAAGAGTTTCATGTTTTAGATGTAACTTTTTGGTATTCACGATACCTTTTAGGAAAGGCGCATACCTTTTAATTAACAAACATGTATCTCCTATAATTAAATCGTTAGCGTAATCATCTAAGAACGGTTGTATTTGGTGCAGTATAACCACGCTTTCTATTGTTATATGCTTACCTAACAACAACCTTATTTCTACAGGATGATCGTTATCAGTACTCATTAGTCTTTGATCTGCGTTAACTATTGCTTCTAGATCTTGTCCAAATGTGTAACTAATTTTGTCTCGCCTAACTATCCATTCTTTGAATATTTGTTGGGCAGTAATTCCATATGGCATGCCACATCTTCTATCACCATCTACAGCATTGGCAACAGACAATGCTACAAATTCTGGTTGTTTAAATTTATCGCATACCATTTCAAACATACCAGGCAGTCCTTGTTTAGATTCAAACACTTTGTATGGTATATTAATTGCCGTACCATATTTGTATTTGTCTTTAAAGGCATAAGGCCATTTTTGCATATCATACTTGCTCCAAAAATGTTCTTTTATTGCAACATGTATTTTATATGCCTTGTATGGCTCCACTATTCAAAATCCTCTAAAACAAATCCTTTATCAATATAATCTTTAAATGTTGACTTGCCTATATGTACTAGTTTGTTCTCATAATCTATGCCACTTAAATCAGCATATTCTTTTAATGTTCTTTTGTTACCTATACCATATTTGTCTGTAACTTTGCCTTGTAATACTCTATCTACTTTTGCATGAGATGCTTTATGTATTAAATCCATATCTTCATCTCTGTCCCAATGTAAAGTTCTTTTTAACTCTAAACCTTCTACATTATACCAATGATAGAAAGGTAAGTTAGGTACATGTACCATATCATAACCATGTGTAAAGGATCTTAGAGCCAATGTTCCTTCCTCACCATTAAAATATATCTCTTTATCATAAGGAACATCTTCTACCCACTTACCTTCTGTAAATATTCCTCCGCCTGCCATGGCAAATCCTCTATAATATTTTTTACCGTCTATAACATGGGACATTTGTCCTGGGTTATATCCTTTCATCCAAGGTATGTGGTATTGTAATACATGAGTTTGATCTGGATCGTCCTGTGTAATTCTAAATATATATTCTTTGTCTGTATTAAGCCAACCACCTTTAGATGTTAGAACATCAAATGCTTTAGGGTATCCTGTTATAATAGGTTTCTCAAACCAATTAAAACAATTAGAATATTTTTCTAATAAGTCTGCGTCCCATTCCTTTTCAAATAATGTATGAGAATCTATCTGCATAAAGATATCCTCTCCATCAAATAATTCGTCTTGTATTGTACCTCTTGCCCAACATACACCTTTAGACTCTGCAGGATCACATGTCTTGTATCTTATTTCTGGGCCATATTTACCCCATTCTCTTACAACATCTAAATGCTGTAAGGATTGATCAAAAATACCTAGTACTAAGTCTTTTTTATACCTAGCATTTTCTATTATAGATTCTATTGTATATGGTAGTATTGGATCTTGGTAAGATGCAATAGAACAAAATATTTTCACAGGGGTAACTTACTCTTTCTTTTTTCTTTTAATAAATTTAAATCTAATGCTTCTTCTTTAATTTTTGCTTTTAAAGATGCTGTTAAAAACTTAGAAACACTTTCTATTTCTATCTCTTTTTTAATACAATAATCACATACGATGTCCATACATTGCGAAGAAGTATTAAAGGCCATTTTCTCTATAAACTGTGAAAATTCCGTTGAAGTATGGAATTCTTTTGTTACTAGGAATATGTCGCTTACTTTTTCTTTTGTCATCTCTATCGTGTTATCAATTACTACTCTTGGTTCCACTTTTATTCTCCTGAACCCACGCTTTAATATAATCATGTACATTATGCGTGGCTTCTATATAAGGATTTTGGCAATATGTTCTTTCTGCCTCTCCCTTTCTATCAAAAGAATGTACAATAGGGTGCTTAAAACAATCTGCTATAGATGAGATTGATTTAGGATCACCACTTCCAAAATGTGCTACAGAAGGAAGAGAAGGATCTGCCATTAATTGTAAAATGCCTTGTATGACATCATCTACATGGGTGAAGTCTCTTTCCTTTTTACCTGTTCCAAAAATTGTTAATGGTTTACCTTCTAAATAATCCATCTTAAATTTTCTTACGACTGTGCTATACTCACCATAGTCTGCCTCACCTGGTCCATATACATTATAATAAAACATTAAAACATAATCTAAAGCATACAGTCTTCTGTACATTTCTAAAATAGATTCACAAACAACCTTGCTAAATGTATAGGGATTGCCTTGTGATTCAACATATTGTGTACTTGAAGATGTAGAAAAGAATAACTTACAGTTAAATATTCTAGCCCAGTCTGCAACTGCACAAGTTGTATTAATGTTATTAGTAATAGTCTCCGTAGGATACTCTAATGCTCTACGAACTCTAGGACTATTTGCCAGATGAAAAATGGCGGTTGGTGGCTCTATAGAATTCAAATGAGGATTAAAATCCATCACATCACATTTATGATATTCCACGCTGTTATGATCTAAGAATACCTTGCCTGTTCTGTTATCATCAACCACTGTTACACAAAAGCCATTATTTAATAATTGCCTTGTAAGGTGTGAGCCTATAAAGCCACAACCGCCTGTTACTATTACATGAGGTAAATCCGTTAACATGTGCTAATTATACGACCGTTGATTGCTTTAGTCAACATCTTTATAGAAGATATGGTTATCTATCTTTACGGTTTTGGTGTATACCATAGACCATTTAGGTTTTACTTTAGGGCTATGATACCACAACGAACCTTCTGTAAAATCTTCTGTTTCGTATGTGTACATAACTTCTGCAATTAATAGAATATCCTTGTAGCAGCTTTGATCTTTTATTGTGTCTGGTTTCCCATCACAATACCAACTGAATTGGCAAGAGTGAAGATCTATTCTTCCACTAGGATAATATTTAGTTTGTTTTACAACACCACATATAGTATTAGGAAATCTTTCATCCTTTACTCTATTGAGTGTTACTAGTGCAACAGCCATTCTTCCTGCTGTTGATTCACTTCTCGCTTCGTGGTATATATTTTGTGCTAAACATTCAATTTCATGTTCTTTAGCATTTATACTCTCAGCGTACATTACAAAAAATAATAATATTGGTAATGTTATCCATAACTTACGCATATGGTTCCTCCTTTATTAATCTACATCTTCAGAAACTTTCTTATCCTTCTTCCTATTGTACTTAGTTTTATCAGGCACGACAGTAGCCTTGTTAAACAGTCTTGCATAACGGGCTACGGGATTTCTGATTTTAAGTTTCTTTTTACGCATAATAGTTATTTATTATACTTTCGTAGGGAGTATATTACAAGAGTCCATAGGACCATTATATTACTTTAACTGCCCGGTAGGAAACTCAACATAAGGGCCTTGCCGTTGAGTTATTCGTTTCCCGGTGTTTCTGAGGTTTTAATTGTAACATCTAAGTCTTTGCCTTCTGGTACAGAAGCTGTTAGTGAGACTTGAGCCCCACAACCTGCTAGGAACCCTGTTACAATTAATAAAGCAACGATCTGCTTCATCTCCATCTCCATTAAATACATAACTATATATAAGCTCAGGCACAAAAAAGGGTGCCTATAAGACACCCTTTTCCGATCTATGAGTTAGATTAACTGGTATAATTATAGAAAGATATAATTATGTATGTGATGCCGATCAAAGGCATTAACATAACAATATGCTTTCCATAAAACAGTCCTCGCTTAAAAGTCTTCATTAGTAAAGACCTCCTTGCATTGAGGCATAAATTATTCCTATTGGCAAAAGTAACGGAGCTATCATTATCGCTACTAATTGAATCGCATCGCAGATTAGACAAACCTTGTCATTCTCTCTTAGTCTATCAACATTGGTTCCTATGAGCTTCGCTACCTCGCCGAAAGTAGCTGTGGTCATAACACCATCTCCTATTATTAATTTCGTTAATACAATTATATAAGCGAATCTTATATAATCACTTATATTTATACAGAGTGACTCTATTTATGGAAATGTTTATGTAAAGAATTGGTATTTATAATCTAAATAGTGCAAAGGCAACAAAGGGCGCCTTTTACAGTCACCCCTCATTGATCGTCTTCCTTAGTCTTCTTTAAGTTCGCTTGTAGGGAAGTCAGGTTCTTTAACTTCAAGCTCTTGAGCTTGTTCCTTAACTTCATCGCTAAC